AGAGGTGAAATTCTAAGTGTATGAAGTTAAGTCCCAAGATAATCGAAAACATCTATGCCATGCTTTATTGCGTAGAACCGTTTGCGTCTTGGGATTTACCCTTACCTGAAGAAGTTAAATTTATTGTAGATGCCGACCCTGAAGTCATGGGTACTTATCTCTATGACGATGGCGAAACCCATGCCCATACAATCACTATTTCATCAGCCCGTTGTGGGCATTTAGACACGGTTATCAGGACTATGGCACATGAGATGATTCATGCGTCTAGGTGGAATACCGTTACCCATGCGTGGACTAAACATGATAAAACTTTTAGAAACCGTGCCAAAGCGGTGGCTAACGAGTTGGGATTTGACCCTTTAGAACTATAAACATCGCTATTAAAGGTAGCGTTAATACGACAATCCCAAAATAAAGCATTAAGTCATTCATTGAGCCGTCTTTCTACAATCTCAATCAAAGTATCGAACTCAACTTCGTAGTGTCTTTCAAACGCTTTTGCTCCAAGTCCGTGCACACCTGTAGAACCTCGGTGATGCTCGGTACATAAGGGGAGAATTGGTGCGGCTGACCGTTTGCCCCCAAAGCGTCTGACATGGTGAAGCTCTGCGGGGGTGTCATTGATGCCCAAGTAGTAGCATAAGACGCAACCAAGTCTTGCAATATTGTCATGTCGTTTTTTATCCTTTTTGTTCATTAGCGTAGTCGTACCACATTACATAAAATGCTTTAAATTCATCAACTCCTTGACCTAATTTTACGCAAGAACCGTAAGGTTGGACTTGCCAAAAGTCTTGAATAACCAGTTGGTCATCCGTATTGCCTTGAACAATAACAACCGTAAAATTGGGGGTTTTGGCAAAAGCTTGCAGTAATCTGCGTTGCCCATCGCTAACTTTTTCGTTTGGGCGTTTCCATTCCATGACCAAAAACTTGCCGTTACGCTCGGCTATGCCGTCAATATTGCTAGGGCAAAAGGCGGGATTACTAGGTATTAAGCCTTTAAACGCACCGTAATCAATATGCGTAGCAAAAGCATTACGCATTATCTTATTGAATGTTTGCATCTTTTTGTAGCGTATCTTCTAATTCCATTGCCAAATCAGTTACATCGCAAGCAATTAAATAAGAATCCACATGGTTTTGTTTTAGTTTGGCAGCGTGTAAGCGTTTAATTGCATGATTTAATTCAAGTAATACATCAGCATAATCTCTCATTTGGTTAGCCTTTCTATTTGTCTGTCGTTAGCTTGTTGGGTACGCCATGCTTCAAAACGCATTTTGGCGGCTTCTAATTGCCACCGTAGGGCCTCTTTTTGTTCTACCGCTACGCCTATGGCTTTGCAAAGGTCTTGGTAATCTTGACTACGGTAGGCTTCTCGTTCTTGTGCGCCCAACGACTGTTCTTCGGTTTGCGACATTTTGATAGCTTTAAGACTGTGTCGAAAGTTCTCAAGCTGGGCTAATTCACCTGACGCTTTGGCGTATTGCGGTGCGGTTTTAAATATAAAGTCTATTGCTTCGTGTGGGTCATATTCTTTCATTTTTCACCTTTTAACCATGTCCATGCTGCCGCAGCCACTCTTGGAACTTGTCCATTTCCAATGGCTGCAATTCTGTCCACCCCATCGGCCATTCCATCACTTTTTCGCCACATAATGGGTCGGGGATTAAAGTTTTGTCCTCTGCACCCCCATAACGGAGATGATGTTCCGTCATTTCCCACCATAAAATCGACCCAACCTTCACACCGCTCTTTCTTTTGCCATTGTTGTAAAGTTTTGATTTGGCGGATGCCCAATGACTGAAAAGTTCTTTTGTCGGTGTAGGCAACAATCCAGATTCGTTCTCGCCTGTGTTGACCACCGAATTTGTCATGTCCCAACACTCCCCATTCCGCATCAAACCCCATCTTGGCCAAGTCTGCAAGAACTGTTCCAAGTCCTCTAGAAACGAGAGCTGGTGAGTTTTCCACAAATACGAATTTTGGTCTAACTTCGCTAATGACCCGTGCCATCTCTTTCCACATTCCTGACCGTTCTCCGTCAATACCTTCTCCTTTTCCTGCAACTGAGATGTCTTGGCATGGAAAGCCGCCCGATACAACATCAACAATTCCTCGCCACGGCTTTCCGTCAAAGGTTTGAACATCATCCCAAATCGGGAAAGGCGGGAGTATTCCGTCATTTTGTCGGGCAAGCAATACGCTTGCTGGATATGCTTCCCATTCGACTGCACAGACGGTTCGCCATCCGAGCAAATGTCCCCCAAGTATTCCCCCACCAGCGCCTGCGAAAAGAGCCAACTCATTCAATCCATTCCCCCTGATTACCTTTGTTACCTTTTTTCCATTGGTCAGCAAAGTCATTTAGTAAATTATTATCAAGTTTGTAATTTGATAGATATTCTCTAAACTTTGCTAACCCCCATTCATGCCGCCATTTACACAACTGTCGCACAGCGCATTGATGCTTGTAGTCATTCAAGTTCCATTCCTAATCGTGTCATGCACTTGCGTTTAAGGGTTTCGTAAGTATCGTAGCCATTACCTAAAATACCGAGTTCCCTTGCTTTTTCTTCAATGCCTTTTTGACTAAACATCCACGACCTGTCAATTTTTGGTTTAGGCGGGGTCATGTCTAAAAAGTCCTCCCACCTCGAACCGTTAATCCAAGAAGCTGGATATGGAATGAAATCTATTTCGGTTTGTTTGATTTGCCAATGTCTAAGGTGCTTTGGCAAGGCTTCCATCGCTTCTCGCTTTTCAAGCTTGGATAACTTCCCCCAAGCAGCTTCAGCTTTTTTCTTAGCCACTTTTTTAGGCCACAACTCCCAAAATTGCTCAAATTCCACACTAAATCCCCCATTTAGATAGATTGTTAAAAACATACAAATAAATGCCTACAAAATACATCAGTACAGCAACAAATTCTACTAAAAACAAAGCGTAATCGTCTTGTTTCCAACCCGCGATAGCCCACATTCCGCTACCAATAAACCCGAACCAAATATTGGCTGGATATACATTTAAGCTTGTTAATCCAATACCAATTAAACACAAGATTGTTCCAGTCCATTTAAAAAGGAGCATCGGGCAAATCCAATTTAGGTTTGTCGGCTTTTACAAACTGGTAAGTCCAATCCGTATAGGTTTTAATAAGTTGTTCGGCTTCGTGTTTAGTCTTTACAGTTCGCATAACTTCGCCATGTTCATCAAAGATTTTGTAATAATTCATTTTTCACTTGCTTTTTTTAGTATTGCTCTAGCAAATTTAACTGGGTCATACGCCCAATCTACTGAATAAAGCACCTCATATATTTCCTCATCACTTAACTCTTTTATTTGTGGTGCGGTGTAGAGTGGAATACCACGACCACTAACATTAAGGTCGTATACATCGCTATGTTCTAGGTAATCCATCCAAGCCACTGGTTTAGATACTTTCTCTAACTCCGCTATGCGGTCTGCTTGTTGGCGTAGCATTGCACAATTTTTAAGCATTAAGTTTTCATCAACATTCCAAAGCCTGTCTTTGTTTTCTAAGTTATTTGCTAATTCGTATGCGTTCATTGCAAAACCCTCGGTGAAGGTGGGCTAGGTGGTGACATCGGCACAGTATAGCTAGGAGTACCAATTGCCCAGCCTTGCGGTGTAACCGCTTGATTTGGATATATAGTAATGCTTTGAGTTACAAACCCACGATTGTCAACTATTTGACCCGTATTGCCTTGAATTTGTACACTTTGAGAAACATTACCTCTTGGGTCAGTAATGACATAAGTTTGGGCGTTAGCCAAAATTGGTATTAACAAATTTGTTAATAAAAGTTTTTTCATAATTCCCCCTTTGTTGGTAAACATAATCGTAATGCGTTATCAACTTTTGTTTATTAGGACTTACCCTAATGTTATATTGTTATATAACTTGTTGGTTATGCCGATGATTTTTTTTAAAACCTATGGGTTGCAAGCTAATTTCCCATAGAACGACCAACGCCACAAGTGGCGATACTGTTGCGAGATGTATGGAGTAACGACTCTACCCAAGCTGGCGCAACCCAGTTCTTGGCGGCTATCGCAGGTGTCGACCCTCGCTCCGATGCTGAATCTCCATCGGCCTCTAGCCCATCCCCGACTTTTTCTAACACCCTGTCGTTTCGGGTGGCAGAAATAGAAAAACCCCTTTGGGTAGCTCTAAGGTGAAGTTGCTTAATAAATGCCCTTTATTTCATTTACTAAACACTCAAAGCTACCCAAAAGGGTCTTATAAAGGGCAAATCTAAACAGACTTCACTCTGCCCTTATAGTATAAAACAAAATTTTGCGCTATTGCAACTCAGGCCAAATTAAATGCCAAGTTTGGGGAAACATATCCTTACGGGTTACTAGCCCATGCGATTCTTTCTCGATTTGGGCGGCAAGTTCCATAAGCTTACTAGCGGGTAAACCTTCGTTTTGCCACCGATGAACTGCTTGGGTTGTTACCTTGAATCTGCGGGCTATTTTGGCAGGGCCACCGCATAAATGAATCATTTGTTTGGGTGTAAGTTTGAAGTCCATAAAAGTAATTTTATAGTTAAGTTGCTATTTT